TTACGCAACTTCACGTCGCACAAACTTCTCATATACTTCCACACGGATAGCCACTTGGGATGTTTTCTTCACCAAGTCAGCTGCAATCGGTGTGAATGAGGGCAAGTACGAGCCGACAACGAGGTTGGTTGTGTCCAACTTATACGGACCTCTGCGTCTGCGTCCGGTTTCTACGTCGTAGCGTTCTTCCTGCTCAACTTCCGGTTCAAGATTATACTTAAATCCTGCTGCCATAAAATCACTGTTTTTGTTGTTCTACAATTTCTTTAGTGTCGTCTGCAATCATTTTCGCAAACGCCTGAGTCTCATTCTCCAGTTCTTTTTTTGCTGTATCTGGAGGAACTACACCCTTAAAGCCGTCATTCGCAAACTCCTGCTTCAAGTCCTTGAAGTATGCGTCCAAGTCCTCATCGTCCTTAATGGCGCATCGTTTGGCGTAGTTTTCGGGAATACCATACTCCTTTGCCTTTGCCAAAATCTGCTGGCTACGTGTTGCTTGAGCCTTTTCCGTTTCAAACTGTGTTAGCTTATCAGAAAGGTTCTTGTTGGAGTCAATTAAAGCTTGCGCCCATGCAGGCACATCGTCTTTATCCTCTTCCGTTTTGGTGTTTGTGGTAGTCTCGATTGGCTTACCGTCTTTAAGGTTATGCTTCTTCTCGTAGTTGGAAACTGCGGTCTTGGAAGCATCCCCAGCACGGAAATCACCATAGGAATTAAGCACGTCCGAAAAACCGATACCCTCAACAATGGAGTTTACCTTTGTCTCGTCCGTTACACCCTCTGCCTTCTTAGTGGCAATTCGGGTTAAGATAGCAGTGTCCACCCCAGCGAATTTCTGTTGCAGCCCTGCTAAAATAAGTTCTTGAATATTCATACCGTATGAATTTGATTTATAAATTTCTACGGTAAATTTCGTTATTTATAAAGAAGGTGAAAAATTATCAGATAGGTGATACACGACAATGAAGCGATTGTCGTAAAATGATATAAAAAAGGCGTGAAACCGAATGGAATCACGCCTAATATGATTAGATGATATATTATAAATTCACTTCAAGTTCTTTTCCTATTAAGGCAAAGTATATATTTTGAAGCTGATGAAGATAGATTATGGGCTTTTCAAATAATACGTTCTCTTCATTCGTTTTTATAAAGTAACTTGGAGTATCAAAATAGGAACGAATAAACTCGATATTATTGACACTATATATATAGCCCTTTGAGTCTGAATACAATTCTGTAAAACCGCACTTCAAAAGTAATTCCTCTGTAAGAGGTATAGGCTCAAGAAGATGATAATCATATTGGTTATGATTCCCCTTTATACTTACCAAATAATCGTTAATAGCAAAAATCTCTCCAATTACAGATTCTTTTCCACTATCATTTTTAGGGAAAACATAGTTTCCAATTTTTAATTCCTTAACATCTATCATACACCTAACACTATATTAGCATCAATATTTAGCTTCCGGCTTATCTCACGAGCAACTTTTAAAGTAGGTTCACATTTACCGGATATATAATCACTTAATCGTGATGGGCTGACACCAACCAACTTTGCAAGTGATTTTTGATTAAGCCCCATTTCGTACATACGAAGTTTAAGAACATCCACAAGTGTTGGTTCTCCCAATGCAAAATGTTCTTCGGAATAATCAGCAACCAAATTAGAAAGAAGCTCCAATTCTATGCTATTTGGGTCATTCAAAGGAGTATCATCTTTCACTAATGGAAGAAGTTCCTCTACTCTTTTCACCGCCCATTCATATTGGGCTTGATTTTCTATCTTTGTCATAATCCTAAATATTAGCGCAATCTATTTTATCATATTCTTTATGAGTACCAATAAAGCGAATATACACAAACTGAATAGTGAATTTAATCACTACTACCAAACGATAGTTATTGCCTTTGATATTGAAAACATAGTGTTGATTACCTACACTATCAACGCTATTAAACGTTTTCTTAATATCGGCAAAACAGGTCCACTTGCTTCTTTTCACAATGGTAGTCCATTCTTGCAAAGCGACCTTTGAATCGGGATGGTTCTCTGCATATTCTTTTAATGCTTGTTCGGTAAATATTCTCATTGGTTACTCAATTATCGTGTGACAAAAATACATATATAATTCTATAATTCAAAATTATATTCTAATATTTATAATTTAAAAGAGCAAAAAAAATAGCGGCAACTCTTTGAAGCCACCGCTAACTATTTTTCTTATACTAAAACTATAAGTCCCGTAATTTTTCTAACTAAGAGGCGTTTTTCTTTCCCTTATCTCCGATTTGCTCATTCTTTGCTGCTTGTTCCTCTTTGATTTCTGCAAGTTCCTCTTCTACCCTATCAGCATTTCCGGCAAACATGATTCCCTCACGCGTTGACCAGATGCCACCACTGACAGCGGAAACGGCAGTAGTCACCTTATCATTCAAATCATCAATCATATATGGAACCAGTTCTGTTTCTATGTCAATGGTCTGCGATGCCTTGCTAAACTCGGTTGGATTGATAGAGCCTAAAGCGGAAACAATGAAATTTACTCTTCGCTGCAAGAACTCACCGATAACCTCACCGTGATTTTCTACCGCCATATGTGCACCCATAAACATGAAGCGGAAAGCAGTGCCGGAAGCCTTGCCTATGCCTTTCAATGTCTCAAACGATATTCTTGGAGTGTTTGACATATCATAAGCCATATTAGTGAGTGTTTCTGCTTCAAAACGTACCGTATCCGGAACTTGGTTCCACGTCAGATACTGGGCATCCGCACCTTCACCTGTAAGTTTGACCATTCTATCCTTAACCTTACCCATGAAACCCTCTACATCTCCAATTAGCTTCAGCAGTGGGAAGAAATGGTAGTCTATACAATCAGCATAATTAGATAACAGTTTTTCCAGCCGGACACGGAATGTCTTTATCTTCTTGCAATAAGATTCAGGACGATAAGCATAGAGAACCGGTAGTTTTGGGAATCCATGAGCAAAAGGCGTTCTTTCTTCATACCCTTTAGACAAATCCCATTGATAAACCATTTTGTCCGTGATAGTCATAAAGCAGGTGACCTCCGAATCATCCATGAGCTTCTTTTTATACTCACGTGAGAAAGCAATCATTTTACCTTCGTCGTTAAAGAACGGGTATAGCTTATCACCTCTGAATGGAGACCATAACACGCTTTTCAGTTTCTTGGTGGGCTTGACCTTGCCACCGAACGTAGTCTTAACTTTCTTCCAAAACTTTGCCCAAAACGAATCATCATCGGTAACATACCAATATTCTGCCGCTTCTTGTTCGGAGAGCCAGGCACGGACAATCTTCTTGTTTTGGTATTTGATTTTGTTGGATTTAAATACAGCCTTTACCGCATCCAGCAGCTTCTTTTCATCATCATCAGTCGGAATGCAATCCATAGACGGTTCTGTGCCGACCGTGAAAGCAGTTTGAATGTTCACTATATCTTGTTCCAATGGAATAGAAATACGGTTCACCGGTTCAGTCTTATACTTTGCTTCGATTTCATAAGTCTTACCAGTTTTTTCATCGAAAACTTTTTCGGATTCCTTATCAAGTACTTTTCTGTCCGGATACTTTTCTTTATCCACAATGATTTCGTGGCGTTCCGGATTCCAATCATCCCAAAGTTTGCAACGGTCGGGAAGTTCAGTCTTCCTACCTTTCTTCAGATAGTTTATCTTCTGCCCGATGTCAGGCAATGCTAATATTTCTTCTAAATTCAATGGCATAGCTTATATTTTTAGTGTGTGAATATTCCAGTTAAATCTTTCGGCTTCTGAATCTTACCAAGAAGCTCACCCAATACATAGTAACGTACAGCATCTATTCCGTGATTGTCATGGTCTTCCGGTTCGTTGATATAGTTCCCGTCCTTATCCTTTGCCCAAACATACTTTCTGAACTCGCTTTGCAAGTTGTACGAGCGTTTGGTTATATAAATCTCCATATCTTTCATTTTGTCAATTCCGGCATTGATAGAGCCTGCACCTTTCTCTACGGCATATATCTTGATTCCTCCGTTGTGTATCTCTTGAATCAATCGAGGGTCAGCACTGTCAGCTATGACTTTCAATCCCCACGGGCGAAGAGTCTTGATGATGTCAGAAGAAAGCAATCCAGTACGGTAATCCACTTCATCCAAGTAAAGGGCGTTATCAACGATACCACAACGAATGGAAGCAGACGGGTCATGCGTATAACCGAAGTCTTGCCCGAAAGCAATTTTCTTTGCCCAAGCCGGGAACTCGTCAACAATGCCCCATTTCTTGAATACGGCACCTTCTGCAACGTCAGCCCACCGGCCGATAACCACATGAGCATACTTTTCAGGATTACTCACCTTTATATCCTCTACCTCTTTTAGAAACTCCGGTGAAAGATTCTCCAAATTATCAAAGTAAGTCGTATGAATGTGGAGCACATTCGGATGAGTGGAAATCTGAACCTGCACACCGTCAATCTCTACCAGCTTGTGAGTTTTCTCAATGTATTTCTTGTAGATGAAGTGATTGGAATCGCATGGGTTCATTATAATGATAATCCGGTTCTGAATACCCTTCTTGCGAATGGAGAGCATTATCTTGTCGAACTCATCTTCGCTTGTCCACTCTTCCGCTTCATCGCAGACAAAAGTCGTAATGCCTTGAATGGATTTCAGTTTTGCTGTCTGGTTTCCGGAAGAAGTCTTGATACCCCGGAACATGATACGGCTCTTAGTCATCTTATTGACTATGTCCGTCTTTGTGGTCTTGAAATATTTCGTGGTACCGTCCAAATCTATCTTCTCCATCATTTCGGGGATGATAGACATACCGGCAGAAACCATCGTGTAACGGGTGTAAAGAATCTGATGAACTATTTTCTCTACGGGAGTCATTTCAAAAGTCAACCGCTCAATAAAAGTAGAAGCATTGAAAGACTTTCCGCTACCACGCCCACCGGTGATAAGAATTATAAATTTTTCCTTATCCTCATATAATGGATGGTAAATTTCTTGGGGTACTATCATTTTAGCTTGTCTTTAATCCAGGAATCAATGTTGATGCCATGCTCTATGTCTGTTGGAATATCAGCGTCTTCATCTTGTTTGCGCTCAATCTTTCTCCAATCTTCATCATGGTGGTACAGCCAAACGGACATTGCTTGCAAATTAGGAGCCAACTCGCTTTCGCTAACTTGTAATTCGTCCTCACCTGTCAAATTTCCCTCTGAATCACGGAGCTTTCTTACCACGGTGCTTTTGGTTTTTATGCCACCGAGAGCCATTGCAAGGAATTTAGCCCTTACAGTGGCATTGATTGTCGCGCGCCCACGCGCTAAGACTTCGGATATTTCGGTGTACTCACTTTTCTTTTCGCAGAATGTTTGAGGCAAAATCCCTATGGCATAAGCAATTTCCTTGTCAGTGAATCCCTTTTTGGCATACGATTCCACGAGAGAAAGAAATTCCTCGCTTGTATAATCAAACTTAGGCTTTCTTCCTCCTTTACCTTTTCTATTTTGAGATTCACTATTGCTCATAATTTTAACCGTTATTGTTACCCATATAGACACGGCGAGAAATTGGCTTGTTTCCATAGACATCAACTCCTCTTTTTGAGAAATAGCTATCTATTTTCTCAGCATATCTTCCCATTATGGATTTCGTTCTATCCCTTATGTTTCTTTGTCTTGCAGAACCTAACCCGTATTGTCTTCCAGCGTTGTACATTATTCGTCTGGACTGCTGATATAACTGGCTATATGTTTTCTTTCTAACTCAGCTTTCCTCCCAATAATTAATCTATTCTTTCTACTTGTTCATCAAAAACTTCTCCCTTTATAAACTTCATATCTGGTTCATACCCGAACCTTTCGCAGAAAGCGGCTTTAGCTTCATAGGTATCGAAGGACAACATCACATAGGCATCCATGTTCTCAGCTTGCTTCTGTGCGTTTTCTTTCACCTGATGCTTGACCTCTTTCATGTGGGCTACCTTTTCAGCACGTTCCAACTGTTTGGCGGCTTTATCGGCTTCTTTCTGTTCGGAAACTGGGACCATCATATCAGACAAAGCATCCGCAATAGAGTTTTCCTCTTCGGTCTGCAAAAGATAGTCGACACCAATCATGTTTAGGTCAGCATCGGTCAGTCCTGCATCTTTCCAGTCTATATCAGGAACAATACGAGCGAGAGCGTCAAAATCCCATGTACCTTGTGCGTTGGGATTGTTCATTAGAATATTCAACTCTTTTTCCTGCTGCTCGTCCACGTCAATCACATCAACACGAATGCGGTAGTCATTGTCGGGAAACTTCTGCAATTCGTCCATGACAGACAAACGCTGATGTCCACTGACTACGGTAAGCCCGGTACGCTTATTCACAACTATTCCACCTACCAATCCGAATTTCTTGATGCCACGTTTCAGTGTCTTACGTGATTCATCGGAAAGTTTCCGGGGATTATAGTCTGCAAAGTGAATGGCAGAGCGGTTAAGTTCCACCGATTCACTCTTTATGTATTTTGATAATTCCATATTAGCCATTACTTAGACCGAAACCTCTCTGCCGAAGAGTATTCCTTTCGGCTCTTGCTATAAGATTATCACGAGATTGTTTTGCACGCCTGCTTGCAGCACTGCTACTCCATGTATTTTTTCTTCTCCAATTAGCTTCGCTCAATCTTTCTGCCTGAGCATATATCTGTTCTCTTGTCTTTCTTTTTCTGACTCAGCAATCCTCCTTATTAATTTTGTTGATTATGATACTCCCAAAGCACTCTTTCAGCCATCGGGAAAACTTCGTAAATTCTCTGTAAGTCCTGTGGGTAATTCTTCTCCATCCAAAGCATACAGTCAAGATTGAAACCGACACCCGAACTGGCTTTCAATGAATATCGAACTGGTTCGGGTAAATTGTGCTGCCTCATATAAGCAAGAATATCCTTTTGTGTCCAATCAGCCAAAGGATAAACCATACCGTTATTCTCGTAACCGTTTACCTCATACCCTTTCAACATAAGTCTACGATTCATACCATCAGCTTTTTTCATGCCCAAGAATGTATAATAAACTCCATGAGTAAGCTGCATAGCTTTTACCACATCTGCCAACTTTAACAGCTTTACTTTCGGATTTGGCACACAATACATACCGCCACGGAGAATATAAGTGAGATTCCAATGTGGTACTTGGACAAACTCTATCTTCGGATATTTGGCTTTAGTCCAGTTTATCCAACGGTTAATATGCTCCAAATTCTTGACAAAGTACATGAACACGCAAACAATCCGGTCAAACTTCGGATAGATTAAATCAAGCAGAACAAGCGAATCTTTACCAAGTGATAAAAACAGTAAAGCCTCATTCGATTTTACCCGAATGAGGTCTATATACCGGTTCGCTTGTTCTACCTTGTTCATGGTTAACCTCCAGACATACCCAATGACACACGTAAATCAGCATAACGTTGTCTACGTGAACCTAACTGTGTGGCACTAGCCGTACCTCTACGGTTGGCAACCAATCTACCGCCTGCACCTGCACCATTCATGTTTCTGCGCGGTCCGGCTACTCTGTTAATTCTTCTTGCGACTCAGCTTTCTAATTTTAAAAGTTAAACAAATCAATCTATATATTTCTCTAATATCTTGCCCAAAGTATAATCCATTTGTGCGGCAAGATATTCTTCGCCTTGATGTTCGTAAACAATATCATTACCGTTTTCATCTGTGAGAATTACTGCTTCTGCGTTCTTTACCTCTACAATGATATAAGGACGCTTGCCCGTATATGCACCTGTCAGAAGCTTGATTGCATCGTACTTGATAGGCTTCAATTCTACCTCACCTTCTTCAGGCAGTTCTGCATCAGCCGGATATTCTTTACCGCCACATAGGTAAGTGATATACTTCTTAGCGTTAGTTGGTCTGATTTCACGGTATTCGTGGGTTTTCTTGCCTGCCAAGATTTCATCGAAATACTTCTGTTTGATGCTTAATGTAAGAATGTTCATAATCGTGTCAAATTTAAATTAATACTCAATAGTTGCGGGGGGCTGAATCGAACAACCGACCTTCACCAAGTCAAAGTGAAAAGCTACCACTGCTACACCCCGCGATAGTACCCCAAAGGTACTACCACAACCAAAGATAACGAAATATCTTCAATCGTTATACACGACAATTGGCTTATTGTCGTGAACTAAGCCATTTATCCCGTCTTTCTCTACACGCCTCTAAGGTAGGCGCACAACAAGCAAAGAGTTCACCACTTTCAGTACGGTAGTCGTACTGGTACATTCTCACTCTCTTTCTGCCTAACTTCGTTGCGTAGGTAGTGTAATTCTCTTTGCCGGGCTGGCATACGCTGCAACCTCTTTCGTCGTTAATTGAGTTCATAATCATTTATCAATACTTACTTAGTAATTTGTAAAACATTCGCCTTTTCTCTATGTATTTAAGACCGTTTCGTCTAAGACCTCGCTTTGATTTTGATACAGTCATTTGGCAACCTGCAACGCCAACGTAGATGCAATTTAAATGATGCCTTTTAGCTTGTTTGAAAGCCCACCAAATCGCTTCACGGCAATATCTATAGCTATCATTTTGAACCCCCTCATAGCCTTTTCACATTATGAAATGTCCAATTTCATTTGCTTCTTCTTCTGAATAGCATATTGTGAAGATATTATTCATCCTTTCTTTGCTTTACTTGTTCAACCAAAAACTTTTTAAAATCATTCTTGTACTGGCTGTGAATGATTTTATACTGATGGGATAGGTTAGGCAATTGTTTGTAACCTTTGCTATACAAGAATTTGGCTACTAATTCAATCTTTTCACGGTTGCTGAAACCTCTGTCCTTACACATGTGAGTTATACAGACATTCGCCTTGCTGGTAGGCTTCTTTTCAACTGGTGGCATGTATTCATGTCTGTCATAAGCGTGCGTTCTTGGATAGCCAACCTCTTCACCTAAATATTCACCTGTGATGCAATCAAATTCACCACTAATTAAACTATCTGCTATTTCACCCATAATAATCAATATTTTATGTCACATTCAATCTTTCTTCACTCGTATAAGCCACTACAAGCCCAGTTTCATCATGCTGTATGGTGATGTACTTTTCGCCCCTCTCTATGGTGGTAAAATCGCACATACTGCATAACTTACCTAACACTTTGCCCAGTTGCTTCATTAGTGGGGCTTCAGGACTGATAACTAAAACTAAATCTGCTTTCATAATCGTGTATATTGTGGTAGCTCGAAAGCTACCGGATTAGGACTTAAAATAATCAAAATATATATTCACCTGTTTGTTTGTCATAGACACCTATTAAACCGTCTTTATACTTTTTACGGTAATTTTCATAATGTCTTGTTATGATTTTAAGAGAATTAGAATCTTTCACAAATACACCGTTAAGCTCTAAATAATACCGTTTCATATTCTTCTATATTGCGCAGGGCTTTCGCCCTGCTGGTTAAACTCAGTTTATTTCGTAATAAGGTTGCTCGCCTCTAATAACTCTCTTTGCATCTGCAATGCTATCATACAGCTTTGATTCGTCATTATCTATGATTACAAATTCTTGATGAAAGCCATCTTCAAACACTGTTATTATGTGACCTTTGTAACTTACTTCTCTGATGATATTCTTTGTTGTCATAATCGTATATCTTTTAATTGTTATTACTTCGTTTCTGATGATGCAAATGTAAATGATATATTTGACACTACAAAAAAATAAGAAAGTATATTCTTTCATTTAACAATATTTCGTAAATGATATATTTGACACTACTATAATAAACGTATCTTTGCAAAAAAAACTAAAGGTATGAATAGAATAGAATTGCTTATTAAAGAAAAGGGGTTTAATATGACATCTTTCGCAGAAAAAATGAACACTACCAGACAGAACCTATATGCTATATTGAAAAGCCCGTCTTATCCAACACTTGAAAAGGTTGCGGAAGCCCTTGACGTTCCGATGTGGCAACTCTTTGCTTCACCGGAAGAAGTGAAAAATGATGCCAATACTATTACCTGCCCTCACTGTGGTGGAAAAATTCATTTTGACGAAGAGCCACGTATGCCGGAACATAAGAATATACGAGGGAAAGAATACTATAAATAAAGAAAGGAGAATAAAACATATGGGAAAAAGGATTTATGTCAATGGAGGAATCTTAATAACGACTCCATTTTTTGCATATAAGAATGCAGGGGCATCATACGATCTCCCTCCTGAAAATTCTGAAATTATAGAGCCCAATACTATAACTGAAACAGGAGAGCCTTACCTTGAAATTAGCAATGAGCATCCCCAATCTATTTTTAATGAATATTACGCAAAAACATTCTTTACAACACAACATACATTTGCTTATTTTTTTGCAAAAGACTTTATCGGATCATATAATGATTTTAAGCAAAGAATTGATGAAATCCAAAGTGTAATTAACATCAAAGGATTGGACGAACAAAAACAAAATATCATCAATAAATTGTCATATATTAATATCATTACATCATTAGATACATTTATTTGTGACATTATTTTAACCAAAATAATCCAAGACGAAGAAAGTTTCAATAATTTTTTCAATTCAATTCCTCCATGCAAGAAAAAAGATGAAATGACTAAATTAAAAGAAGACAATCTTGTTGCCCAATGGGAGCAAAAGGTCATAGAATATGTAATGAGGACATCTTATAGTAACATTGATACTATAAAAGATATACTCAAAGAATTATTTAAAGTTTCTATAATCGACACAAATGGGAAAATGAAAAAACACTTCTATTATAGGAATTTATTAGCACATAGAAATGGTAGAAAAAAAGATGGAGGTTATATCAATATAACTAATGAAGAACTTAAATCCTTAATAACTGATACGCAATCCATCGCAAAACAAATCCAAACAAAAATTAAGCCGGAGCACTAAGCCCCGGCTCATTAATTGATTAGCCCTTTGATTCTTAACCGATTTACGATTTCGGTATAAAGATACTCTATATCCCCGCTGAAATCCCCATAGTTCTGATAGAGAAACACGACATCAGCGCAGTTGTCGGAAATTGTACTCTTGGACTGAACCCCAAGTACCCTTGACATCTCTTCGCGTAACCCAGCTGTCATTTTCCCACCGGCAAGCGAACTTGGAGAAAACAGGTACAGGATAATGAAGATGAACTTCTTCCGCTGGGTAACACTATCAATACAAGGGGGAAGACTTCTGCTATTCAATAGCTCAACGAAGATTTTATAGATATCCCTAATAAGGCTTTTATCTCTCAAAATCGGTGAAGCTAAGGTATTTTCTTCTTCTGAAAGTTCTGATTTCTCAATTCTAATCTTTTTAAGGCGAATTATTTTGTTAAAATCCAGTTCCATAACACGATTATTTTAAAAGTAAATAGTATATTTGCATCATAATCGTGTAAGGAAGAGCTGATTCATGGTCGTGCGTGGGTTGGCTCTTTTTCATTCTTCCCCATTCGTGCTGACGAATGGTTTCTTTTCCAAATCATAGCAGGTGATATATACCCGTTTCCCATTGACATCACATAGAGCAAGGGCATATCCTTTCTCCAGTATTTTAACTGGCTGATTGTCGCAATAGACAATACTTCCAACCGGAACTCTTATAAAATGACGTACTATCATTTGATTATCTTTAGTTTGTTATACCAGTGTGAAGAGAAAGGGAACCACCCGATTAGGAATGATTCCCCGAAAATGGTTACTTTATATAGTTTGCTCATGAATTTTTCTTCTTAAGTATTTCAACACATTCTTTTATCCCATCATCGAAACCTTGTTTATAGCCTTTAGTATATTCCCCTATAGTGTATACCGCCATTGACAGAAAAAATAGAAGGATACCTACAGGCTTATACCAACCGGGAAGCGAGATGGAAAACGGTTTAAATGTAATTGTTAGATCTCCAACCCCTAATAGACCTATTATGAGGATGGCTGTAAATAAGATTGTTTTCATTATTTGTCTCCTTTCAACAAATCTGGGTTATCGTAAATATTACCGCAAACCTCTATCTCTCTATCAGGATTATTCCACCATCCGGGTATTACTTGTTGCCAGTATCCAGTTTCTAAATTATTATCTAAGTCGGATATTCTTGCAATACAAAAACAAGCATATTCATCTATGAACTTTACCAACCTCGGATACTTGCCATTAACATTAATAATGTCGCCTTCATAGATTTCTTTCCCGTTCTTATCGCACAAGCCGGTAAACTGCCCAACGGTTTCGGGATGAACTTCATACATACTGATACTTTTCCCTATTTCTATATCATTTAAATTCGGGATGATAGCATATCTATCCTCTTCAATCTTAACAAGAGAGCCATATAGCCATTCTTCACCGTATATGCTCTTACCTCTGAATTTTATTTCACGCTTCATAATCAATACCTTTTCCCATGTTTGTTTTCTCTCAATTCGTTATACCTCATTTTCTGATTGATATGCCAAAGCAAATCTATTCCTGTATAATTTGCAAATCCAATTATCCCTAACAGCATACTTTTTACTTGTTTCTCAAACGAATACCCGTATTCATATTCATACCGTACAGGAATTGTAGATATGGCGTATATACTTTCCGTGAATGTTTCCCCGTTGCAGCTTTCCGTTGCCTCGTATATCATTTCCTCTGTAAAATCATTAATGTCTATCTTACGAAGCCCACACAAGTCAAACAGGCGTATGCATGCATCAGCAAGCTCGTCCCCCACACAGCCTTTGATATATTTTTCAAAACTATACTTGAAATCGGCATTGTAATGCGGCTCTTCATTCTCATAGGAAGACTTGAAAGATTCTCTGTCGGCACGTTTCCCTTTCCGATCCGCTTCTACCGCTTCCATAAGCTCGGAAATGACAAGGCAAAGGCAGTGTTCGTTACTCAGTTCTTTATTGTGAAAACCGTGCGTTACTGCGTTACGGTAGGCTTTATCTCTTAATTCGTTTAAGCTCATGATATTTTGGTATTAATTGGTTGGTAATAAAATACCCGATAACCGCCACAAAGCAGTTTCCGGGTATTCACAAAGCACAGACAAGGATCGTCAGTAGAAATTTTATGTAGGTTAGTTATAATCGATGTCTCTATCTAACAAACGATATAAGAATAATTTTAAGACTTGAAGAACTCTTAATCTTGATTGCATATTGAATATACCTAGTCTTATTTTATTGCGTATGGATACCTTAAATCATGAATATCGACAATATCCTTACACAAACTATCCAAAGAAGGCATTATAAATGATCTTGTGATTCCTATTTTTTCAAGTTTACTCAATATGTTTTGTTTATATTGTACAGGGATTATATATTTTGCATAGATGAATTCGAATTTTTCCTTCCAAGGTTCTGGATAAAGTACAAATATGCCATTCTGATTTTTATACCTAACATCTGTCATATTAGGAACTAATAACGTTATTGCAGGAAATGAAAATATGTCATCTTTATCTTCATTAAAAACCTTTCTTGAGAATTGATAACTTTGATAAACAATTCCATCTTTATCAAAATTAGAGCAACATGCAAAATATAATGCAATTAAAGGATTATAAGTCCAATCAAGAAGTCTCGTTGGAAGTCCATAGTGTTGTGCTAGAAATAGGAATTCCTTATCATTTTTAGGGCGTGCATCCGTAAACATTGAATATTTTCTTTTAAAATCTTCAAATACCTCCTTCTCATATTGCTTCAACACGTCCTCCTGTCCTTCCTTGAACCTCCGACCTATTGAAGGTATCAATTTATATTCAGAAGAAGATTGGCCTCTGAAAAAATCCATTTCAGGGAGGCCATATTGTAAAGACATAAAACTTTCCAAGGTTTGTACAGTAAATACTTTCATCACTTTTTTATTAAGGTTATGATATCACTTAAATTCTACATTCGAATTGTGTATTCACTGCAAATATACGATTTTAATTTACAGAAACTCAATAAAGTTTTTCTGCTATTAAAAAAATCAAAGGGTAAACACTAATTTTGATAGAATTAACTTTTAATATCCTCTCACTTGATATTAAGCTCGCCCACGGCTTTTTTATAGTTATTGCTTTCATTTTGTTCCGTTTTGAATTTCTTGTTTATTTCTTTTTCTGCTGCTTTGGCTCCTTTCTTGAAACCCTCTACAAAGCTGTCAAAACAGGCTCTATGGATTTCTAAAGTGCATCTTTGCATAAGTGGGCAAATCGAGCATTTTTGGCTAAGCCCTGCGGACTTCTTGGCTATTTTCGTTACGTTTTTCATTGGATTTTTAAATTAATTATTACGATTTCTTTCCGCTGCGACTTCACTCATACACATCTTGCACCAGGAGGTGAGACATCGGTATTCCTTATCCCCACATCTGACAGTCCTGTTATAAAACCGGTGGAGCGGAAGGGAACGTCCGCAATGCGGACAAACCTTTCTTCCGGCTTCCGTACCGGCAACCGTCTTGGCTTTACGGTGTACAAGCGTACATCCCCTGCATTCATCCAGTCTGCCTTTGTACTTCCGGCATTTGTGCAGGGAGATGCGCCCGCATGGAGCGAATTTCTCGCAGTCGAATCTAGGTTCTGTATGATAGATGTTCATACGGCACTGTCCATCAAATCAAACAATGTGGGTGCGCTAACTTCCATCTCCGCCTCATACAGATATGAAAGACTGTCTTTCCAATAGTCATAATTTAGTTCAGTAGATAATCCCTTACGTTTCAGTCTGATGGCACAATAAGGTACTGTGCCGATACCTCCGAAGGGGTCAAACACCAACTCACCCTTGTTTGAATACCGTTCAATCAGTCTTTCAACGATATCGAGCTGTAAAGGGCAGATGTGGTTCTGCCGTTTCTTCTGTGACTGCTTGGTATTGAGTGTGCGCATACGGGTGACATCATCCCATATCCAATCTTTCTTGCTTACAGGGTCAACGGCCATAAATGTTTTAGGCAGCTTTCCGTATATTTCCAATTCTTCAGCGAATGATACATGTTCCTCGTAGTTATATATATGTTCACGTTCGTAGTTCCTGAACAGATGGCGTATCTTATCTATTCCGGCTCCTTTCATGTCCTCATAGCTCAATAGAGAGTTACCAGAAGATTTCCAACTTGCATGGGCATCTATCTGCCAACGGGCAAGCGAGTATTCATTCTTATTCTTTGTCACCGGCAAATCAGCATAGGCTCGTGAGGTATCAGAAGGCAACTTTCGGAAGAGAAGAACATATTCCGGGCAACCGATACCCATCTTTGAACCGTCCTTGCACATCTCTGTATATCCAAGCCGATAAGTCTGGTTGTTCTCCCTCACCACATCCGTATCCACTGTAATACGCCCCATGTAGCGGAACCCGTGCTTCAGATAATGGAACACTGTCATTTCGCTGAACGGGTCGATGGTGGGCATACCGTCACCCGTAGCGTTGCCGAACAGTACACGGTCCTTTACATGGATGCAGGCCAACCGGCCGGGCTTTAAAATACGCATAAGCTCCGGGGTGAGATAGTCCATCTGCTCAAAGAACTTGCCGTTGTCTTCATTATGCCCGAAGTCGTTGTAGGTAGGCGTATATTCGTAGTGGTTGGAGAACGGGATACTGGTTACAATCAGGTCTACCGAATTATCTTCCATCTTCTGACATTCAAGTACATTGTCATTATTGATAGCTTTCCACAGTTTGCCGGACTTTTCTTCCCTGCTGGCAAACATCCACCGCATCATCTTTTCCTCTGCCTGCAAACCGAACAAACCGTTCTTGCGGACTATATCGGTCATCTTGGCTACCATCTGGCGGTGTTGCGCCCACTTCTGCATGAATGATTTGAATATTTCACCTTCGCTTTCGGCATACACCAAGTAAAGCTCTACGGGATGCTGCTGCATGAAACGGTAGATACGGGCTATCGCTTGGAACTTGTCGTTGAAACGGTAGTCAATAAACATGATTGCCTTGTGGCAGTGGTACTGGAAGTTCAAACCCTCACCAAGCATTTCAGGTTTGGCGACCAGATATTTCAGACGGCCGTCTTTGAAATCCGCTATCACCCTGTCGGCTTCATCATCATCTTGCGAGCCATACACAGCCTTACATCCGGGAATTGCCTTGCAGAGTGCCTCACGTTCAGCCTCCAAGTCATGCCATAAAAGGAAATGGTCGTCTTTGTTTTCCGGGCGATTGATAATCTCTACCACACGGGCAATCTTTTCCTGCATGTTGTCCCGACGTTCCTTAGCTGCATCAGCAAGGCCTAGAGCAGCCTCACGGAACATTTTCACCTGCCCGTCACGGTCGGCTCCGGCAGTGGAGTTATCCACACTAACCACTTCCTCATGTACACGCAGTTCAGGCAGTTCATATCCTATATCGGGATAACCGAGGTCGGACGGTTTGGTGAGGAACAACGCCCATGTACTTACCCATAACCAGAATTCCTTTTCCTTGTGGGGATAGAGGGTAAGATTGTTCGCTTTCGTGCTGTCACGCTGGAAGAACCTTGTAAGTGCCTGCCCGGTATCCATCACTCCAAGGTAGACGGCATAGTGTATCAGCTCCTTGTATCTGTTGGGTGACGGTGTGGCTGTTGCGACAAACCTGTACGGAACTTCTGCAAACATAGGAAGAAACTCCTGATAGGTCTTGGTTCCGAATCCACGTAACACGTTCGCTTCATCCAATGAGGTAACGGTAAAGTAGGAAGGTTCTATTCTTATTCCGTCCTCGCCGTCACGGACACGTTCATAGTTTGTCACCATGATATTGGTCGGACATTGCTTCACCTCCTGCATAGTACGTACATAGGTCACTTTCATACCCAGATGCTTTTCGGCCTGTGTCAGGAACTCCACTACTACACGCTTGGGGCAAACTATCAACCCTTTGCCTCCTGTGCGGTTCAGGATCACCCGCAGTATCTCCAACTGGGTTACGGTTTTCTGCATACCGAAGCTGGAGAATATCGCCCTGCAACCGCCGGAAATAGCCCAACGTACTGTATCTTTCACATGAGGGTATAAATACGGGGAAATTTCTTCCGGTCTGACTTCAAACCCAGTCTGATGGCTGATTGCCATCTTGTCTTTCAAAAATTCTATATAATCTTTCATTATGCTATTCTTTTGTTGATTTCTCCTTTCTAAACAGGTGGCTGAACACATTATCCAAATCCAAGTCTAGATTCAGTTTGGACGGGAAAGATTTAATGTATTCGTACATCTTATAAGCGAGGTTGTCATCATCACCGCATCTGTCAATCAGTGTGAGCAACATGGCGTTCACCATGTCAGAATCATTGCCGAAGTTTTCCTGAGTGGATTCGCTGCAATGATTCACATCACTTTTCAATCTCTTTATCGCGGCTATGGCTGTGTTGAAGTTTCTTTTTGAATCGTGCCGCAATTCAAAGCCTTCTTTCTTATATTGCTGCTGCATTTCTAGAACGTCCGTGAGGACAAATACGATGTTGGTTATCGTATTCAGTTTGTCTGTTCCTTGCATAATCGTGTATTCTTATTTCTAATTCGAATGAATCCCCTTCGTTCTGTTTCTTCTAACAGTGGAAAGTCTTCATTCTTGATTTCACATTCTGTTTCGTAGTTCACGGAAGTATAACTTGGGATATTGAACTTTTTCCGGATTCTTACGATAACATCCGGATTTCTTGTTACCCAGTAAACGGTTATTCTCATGGTGATATCAGCATTTTTCTAGCTTCCTCATCTCCTGCATCAGCACGGTGCTTGATTTCAATGTACTCAGCATAAGAGATTCTGTTATCTCCACGCTCCTCTATCTCTTTTTCACGTTGGTTTCTGTATCGTTCACGCTCTTTCCGTTCAATATCTTTCCGACGTTCAGAAACGTAGTCCAGCATCGCACTTGTTATTTTCAATGGATCTATTGAACCGTAGAACCGCCCATACTTCCCTGACTTAAACCGTGCTATGAAAAAACAGATTTCAGCGGCATTTATATAATAATACTCCGAAAGGAATATCTCCGATAGTTCAGAAAGTTGCTCTTTCGCTATCTTGGTTGAAACTTCTGCAAAGTCATTCAATGAGCCAAATTGTATCTTTAGCCATTCTATCGGTGTTTCATCCCCATAAGTAGAAGACAATAGCCCTAAACTCGGAATGCTGTCATTCAACGCCAGTTCTGAATGGGTTGCATTACATCTGACAAGTTTGAACTGCAAATCAGGGTTGTAATCAAGAATGAATTGTGCAGGATCGGGATATTTATTCAATAACGCCCTCTGCTTCAAGTTCCTTTCTCTTTTTTGCGGCAGCTTCTCTAACGGTTGTAGCGACTGCAAGAACTGAATCACGTTTTCGCTGCTCGCTATCCTGTTGATTTTTACTAAGTCTTGTCCCATTATAGTTTCCTTCCAATATTTTAGTAAAGTTTGCTTGTTTGAAAATCCAATCAAAGTCGCATTTCCAATTGCGGTCATTAGCTCCAAGTAAGAACGGGGATTGAAGAATGAGATTGAAAACACTCCTCACTGACTCTTTCCCATATTGGGCTATCCGGGCTTTTACAGCCTTTTTTCTCACATCAGTCATTGATCTTATCTGCTGGAGTCTGTCTTTGAATGTGGTATTATAGTATTCCATCAATCCGCTGTAATCAATCTTTTCAGAGGGGGAGGGCGAAGAAAGCTTGGCTTTCTTTGATACTCCGTCAGGAGTATTTTCTTTCTTTTGATGTAGAGATATATCTATATACTCTCTTTCTTCTTTCTTTGTATTTGTGCCCTCTGTGTGCCCTGATTTTTGTAAAAGTTCGGATTGCGGTAGATTGTTGTTCATGGGCTGTGCCCCAAGTTGTGCCCTTAGTTGTGCCCATTCGTGTCTTAATTCATTGATTTCCTTTTCAATACCTGTGTCCTTACTTGTGCCCTTGGTTGTGCCCATTGGATTATATTCTTCATATTTACATAAGGTTATAAGGTTCATTCCTTGATTGCACTCAACAGTTATCATACCTTTCTTTCTAAGATGCACAAGAAAGGAACGCACCTTCTTTTCAGACCATTTCCAACGCTGTGACAGAAATCTTATGGATGCAGGATATTGACCTCTTGAATAAGAGATTTCTCGACCTCCGATACTCTCCTTTCGGGGCGTTGCCTCAAATCGTGCAGACTGAATTAAGTCTAACCACGCTTCGCAACTGCTAAAAGTACGGGCTTCATTCCACATTTCATTCGAGAAAAACCTGCGGCTTAGCCTCAAAAATCCTTCGTCCATAGTCTTAGAATCTCACGTTAGTTAATTTCCTTCCGTTAGAAAATACAGCCCACTTACCATTACCGCTATCAAACAATCGTAAATCCGACACCTCTCCGAAACGTTTGATGTTACCGCATAAATCCACAATCCATCCACATTCTTTAGAAGGATGCGGGCGGATGGCACGACCGACTATCTGATACCACATGGCAAGTGACATTGTAGGACGTGCCATAACGACCGTATCAAGTTCCGGATAGTCAAAGCCAGTCGTAAGTACACCCACATTAGCTACTACCGGAATTTCACCAGCTTTGAACGCCTCAAGAATATGTTCACGTTCTTTCTTAGGAGTATCACCTGAAACGATAGCGCAACCGGGTATTGACATCGTTAACCGTTCCGCTTCTTTCAAAAAACGGGTAAAGACCAAAATACCCTTCCGTTTTCCTCCGGCTTTGGGATTCATCAGCCTTTGGACGATATGAACGAGATAACCGTAGAAGTCTATCCGTTCATATTCTTTTTGAACTGACCTATCCGTATAGTCGGCACCAGTAGTATTTACTTTCAAGTTAAGTTCATTCCACCCTGAAGGATTCATTGAATAGTAATCCAACTTCGCCAAGTAGCCCATATCTAATAGGGTTGATACCTGTACATGATAAATGACCTCTGAAAAGACATGAGGTTTTGTCCGAGTGATAAATTTCAGCATGGAACCGAAATCACGACTAGAGCTTAAACGGTATGGCGTTGCTGTCAGTCCAAGAACCTTACACTTCACTGCATCAAAAAAATCCTTGTACATTCCCTCTTTGGGGTTTACAAGATGACATTCATCCACAATGATGTTCTTGAAGTGGGTAAACAGTTCGGGATGATTCTTCACACTGCCGATGGTGGCAAATGTTATCCGGCTTATCTCCTTTGAGTTAAAGGATGCTGAATAGATACTGCAATCAAGAATACCGTATGAACAGAGTTTCTTGAAATTCTGTTCGAGTATTTCCTTCGAGGGCTGGAACACCAAGGTATGACCGTCAAGCCTTGCGGCTATATCCGCTATGATAAGCGACTTTCCGCTGCCCGTAGGTAACACCATAATGGCATTTGTTTTCTTCGCCTTGTTATTGAAGAAAGAAACGGCAGCATCAGAGGCTTTCTGTTGGTAATCTCTCAAACGGAATTGCATTTTCTCAATAAGTATTTGATTAATAATTCTTCATTTCTATTATTTCTCCTAAAGTTCTGCCATGCGGCTCCATAACTAAGATTATGCTTTTCGCAAAATTCAGAAAGAGAATACCGATTGCCATCAATATGTATATATACAGTATTAGTTCGGTTTCTAACCTGCTCTTTTCTGGTAGCCCATTTACAGTTTTCAGGAGAATAATTTCCGTTTACATCTTTTCTATCAATAGTAAGCCCTTTTTGATAACCACTATTCAAAGCCCAATTAACAAACGACTCAGGATTATTTTTCCATTCTTCACAGATACCTATTCCCCTGCCTCCATAATTTTTATAGCTTGAATGTTTAGGTGAATAGCATCGTTCTTTCATACATCTAAAAATCCTATAAATATCAGTTCTTGACAAACCGTGCCTATAATTATACTTAGTGATTCTATCTTTTGTTTTACACCCACAACTTTTTGATGTTCCATTTCGTAATCCATAAGCACTAACAGAATGAATAGAACCACAATCACATTGACAGATATAATAAGATTTAATTCCTTTATGGTCTAATCTATCCAAATCCTTATGCAATACAAGCCATCTACCGAACTTATGTCCTGACAAATCAGGCATCTTATTACATGATTTTTTATAACTCATAACCCTTTCTCCTTTCGTAATTTCTTATTAAGTGCTTTGTAATACTTGATTAGCTGTTCGTACTCAAAATCAGTCATTTTGGAAGTACCATCAGCTTTCACTTTCAGCAAGTCAAATTTCTGTTGCCCGATTTTGGCTATCAGATTCACCCGATAGTCTTCCAAATGATCGGCTTTGAACCTGTTGCAGTTGTGCATGGCATAGCCGTTAGCAATGAAAGTACGCGTATCCGTTTCCATCACGACAATCTCCTCTTTACCTATATATTTGATACCTTTCACTTTGGTATCATATTGAGATTTTAGTTTGCCAAGTTTTTCAATATCCACCTTTTCAATTTTATGCGGACGAACACGCATTAAAAATTGGAGCTTCTCTATGTTTGTAGCTGTTATAAGAAATTGCCAAGATTGATACGTTTTTTTAAACGTGCCACGCCTATTTGAATCTTCCATCATCTGCCGACAAGTTTTATTATTTCCTGTGAACTTTTCAAGTAAGCGTTTTATTTCAGAGCAAATATCCATGTACTTCTCACATTGGGCTATACCGACACGAAAACCATAGCGTTTCGTCCCATCTGGATTAGAAATATTCTGTTGACAAATATGTCCGTCAGCATCAATCATTCCCGCAATCCATCCGCTTTCATAGGATTTTTCTTGTTGTATTACTTGAAATGGTTTACAGACAATGGTCGTAGTCCTATCTGTATGAGGTCCGGTCTTGTGCTTCCCATGAAGATTTACGCCATTAACCCACATTTCTTGTGTTTCAATCCATGTGTATGAAGTTCCTTGTCTTGCCCTTGCGAGCCATTTATGGTTAGCAGTTGTCTTCATTTTATCTCCATTCTCTAACTCTACCTCATACACATCTTGAATATCACGTTCTATGTGTGTAACCCTTCCAACCCTATATCTTCGTGAAGTTTTATAAATTACTTCTTCGTCAAAAGCAAATATTTCTTCACCAACACTAATTTCACCAAGCTGTTTCCATATAAAATCTTTCATTAAGACGAGAGAATCCGGTGTTAAACAGTGCCGGCATTCGGCATGGCAATTGTTCTCATCAAACCGTGTTGCCAAATGTGTACGACTGAAATAGTGCCCGCAGTCGGCTTGCACGAATGGTTTTATCTGTCCACATGATATACATCGGAAGAATCCGTTTGGCATACAATCACGAAGCCGGATAAAAAGGGAAAACTCCTTGTCGAGCTTAGCTTTCAAATCCGGCTTCTTCTTTACTGTTATCCCTGCTTTATCAAATAAAGGCATAGGTTTTTCTTTCTTCTTTGGTTTTCGTTTTATGTAGTATGGCATTATTTTATATATTTGCGGGTGTAATATTTGTATTCACTCTAAAATCATATTTATATGAAGAACTATCGTATTATTTTCACTCATCATGGTAATGAGTATTCCTTTACAAAGGCGATAAGTGCCAATTTATCACAGTATAATTTTGAAGTAGCATATAGAACTGAAATCAGAACTTATATGACAAATCATGGATTAAATGGGAATTATGAAGTTGTTGGTGTCATAGAAATATGAAAAGTAACTATTAGTAAATAAGAGGATGTTTTTATCATTAAGCATCCTCTTGTTATGTGGTGGTATCGGCAGGATTCGAACCTGCATGAGCTTTCTGCTTTGAGTAACCCTTCCGGCTGGGTAAAGCTCCAGTACTCGTCGTGCGTCTACCAATTCCGCCACGATACCAGATGCCCGTCTTTCCGGGCTGTCAATTATACTTCGATGATTACGATGTCAGGTGCAACACCTTTGATTGCTTCAATCTGTTCGTCAATCACCTTGTTTTTGTATTCCTCAATGGTTTCATTCGCACCAGCAGAAACCAAAGAAAGTGAAACATCACGACCATCTACATCAGCATAAATTTCAACTTCGATTTCCTCACAAGCAAAGCCTTTGAAAAGAGGAATATTCAGTTTGAAGGATTTCGGAAGACTAGAATCAACCACCTGAGAATAATTATCCGTCTTGCTGCCGTTTTCCTCTTTGCTGCGCTCGATGTCTTGGTTAACCTTTGCTTTGAAATTCTTCAAAGTGGAAACCAGCATCATGTTTTCTGATTTATCCTTGAAGAAAGCACGGTGCATCTTGAAGAACTGGGATAGCTTGACAGGTTCCCATTTCTTATCCGTGTTAATGCCAAATTCCTGCATTTCTTTTGAAGCCTGTAAAATACCACTGATTCCAGTCTGATAGTAGTTGGTTTCATCAATAGTTAATGCCAACCCCATCTTATCACGGTTTACGATGATATTGGTCGATTTCTGATTAATCAGTTCGACACGCTTTTCCAACCATCTGAGAGGTGCATCTATCGTTCCACTGATAACTACTCGCTCCGGTTCTTTCGGGTCAAGTGCTACCGGTGCTTCGCCTTCTCTTAATACTACTTCAATAGGTTTGCCGTTGTAATCTTTAGGCACAACCAAGTTGATTTTGTTTTCGCTCATGATTCTGTTCCTGTTTTACGGTTAATACTGAATACTGTCTTTTGCATCTCCTGTGGCATAATGGGACGGCTATAAACCAGTTCGCCCAGCTTGTTGTAGAATCCTGCCATCTTTTCCTCGTGATAGAGGATTTTGGCACATTCTTCATTTTCTACAAACTCAGAACCTCTCTTAATGTGGTCCAAAAGTTCCTGCTTTTCTTCGTTCAAAGGTTTCAGACGTTCTTTGAACTCGTCCATAGCCTCTTTCTTTTCTATCTCAATATCATTGATGGTGATTGATACTTCAGCTAATGTTTCTTTCTTTTGCGCCAATTCTTCGGGTGTGAATCGGTGAGTATAACCGATTTTCTCCACTGCATCGGCATTGTCCTGAAGAAACTGCCATCGTTCCTGTTCAGGAATGTCTTGTCCTAAAAATTTGTCCATATTATCTATAACTTATTTTGCCAAACTCATTGTAAACCTTTCTTGCAGTACCCATAGTATTATAAACTGGAATATAGCTTCTTTGAGAGGCATTCTCTATTTGGTGAATACCGCTGGATTTAGGGTTGATTGATTTTTCAGGATGAAAGAATCTTGCTACATCTTGGGGAAATTTTCTTTTCTTCATAATCTCAATTTTTAAATAAATTCATTATTACGTTCAATTTCTTGTTGTGCGTAGATAAGCATCTGTTGTTCGTTAGCGGCAGGCAAATAGATACCTGCCACAGATGCGCTCCAGTTTCGGAAACGGTCAATACTCAAGGTCATTTCACCTGTTGTCAGCTCGGCAGAACTTCTTAAGTAAGTTACTTCCTTACCTTTCTTGTTGACCGTCTTTCTCTCAAACAAATCACGGTTGCAAGTCCTCTTATAAAAATCAATTTTTGCTTCGTCGAGACTGCAACCGTACTCACTACCGAAATACCCTAAAAGAAGATGCAAGTAGCTGTTTTGGGCAAGCGTGCGGTTAGGTAGTTTCTTTTTCACTTCCACCACCGCACGTTCACTAAACAGCTTGTTTACATACTCCTTGAACTTGGGTATTTGAAATTCATTCTTCAAGTCGAACAACATACGCTAAAAAGGCAAATCGTCCTTTACATTGCCATTAACATCAACCGGAGGCGGGAAATTCTGTGGCTGTTGCTGATAGGTCGACTGTGGCGCTGGCTGTTGTACCGATGTTGTTTGTTGGGATTGCGATACACCACCACGCGCATCTATTTTGTAGCACCGGATAGATGCCATACGTTTGAGTTCTCCGTCCTGATTCGTCCAAGAACGACCTTGTATCATAAATGATACAGTAACAACATCACCCTGATTAAAGCGGTCAAGTTCTGCACACTTATCGCCTGAAAACTCTAAGGGAATAATGTTTTCATACTCGCTACGCTCTCCCGTATAAGGGTCGTAAGTAGTAGCATCTAAAATAAACTCCCGTTTTGTAAATGAGGAACCACCGTTTTTGGATGGTATTTGAACGGTTTGTCCAATTTCGATTATCCGTCCGGTTATTTGGTTTGCCATTAATTTTCTCCTCCCAAAATCTTTTTATCGGTTATAAGTTCTCTGTTTTCTTCCAAAAACCGGATAAATTCCTCACAATGATTAGTAAGAATAGGAATATCACGTTCAGGATTGAAAACGTATGTTTCTGTATAGGTATCTACCACATAACCGCCTTTGTTGAACTCCACAATGTTATACTCAAATGTCCGTACATCAGAACCGTTCTTCATTAAAGCGTATGGATATACTAAATGCTGGTGGTGATCTTTGAACTTTCCCACGGTATAACTACCGGTTGTTTTGATGTCGTGAACACTGGTAGGCATCAGTTCGTCAATCAGACCATAAACCAATACACTACCGTATGCAGTAGGCAAGATGGCTTCTACTCTTTGTTGGGTTAATGCTCCTTTGTAGTAGTTGGCAAACTCGCGGCAAAGGTCAATGTGAAAAGTGAAAGTGCGATTGTTGTAAACAGCTTTTATCCCGTAAAGTTTTCCGTCATCGTGATATGCCTTGCTAATTTCCATTATAGAAGATTTACGGTTCTCAATCATACAATCAATGATTTCATTGAAAGCCGTACCACGGTCTGCCGCTTCGCTATCGAATGGCTTGCGGTTAATCCGGTCTATCAGTTCTTGAAACTGTTGTTCGTGAAATTCTTCAGGAGTATGGGGTGGATTTTCTGACCACCCCCAGTACTTATCCCAAATCACATCACTATTCAGATATGCCCCAAAGGCATCAAGAAGCGTTGCGTAAATACGATATTTAGGCTGCTGGTTCATATTTCTTTTCTGAATTAAGTTTCAGATTCAAAGACTTCGCTTTGTTAGCTACCAACTTTGCCGCCATTTGCTTTGAAGAACCAACGTGCTCAAAGTTATCTATTTGCGCGATAAAATTATTGGCAGATTCCGCATCCGTAATAAGTTCGATCTGTTCTTTTATCTCTTCAATAACTTTATCATACTTTTCCTGTGCCTCTTTCTTGGCAGCAAGCATACCCAAATACGAATTGATTATCTTGGCGGTGATAAAGTCGTTCTTTGCGGTTGGATTAGCATTCTTGTCAAGGATGGTAGGAACTTCCATCACTGAAGGAAGATTGCAAGTATTCTTACCGTCATTTCTTGAAGTTGGGTCAAAAGTGATGGTACGTCTTTGGACGCCTCTTTCGCTTTTCATTTCAAGATAACCGAGCAAATCCAGTTCAGTAACGATAGAGTTGTAGGATTTTTCACGCAAGGCAGGGATAAACACCGTATCATCACCTTCTTTTCTTGTGTCGCGATGGGCAACGAAAATGATGTGCTTGTTAAGCCCCGAAAGTGTTCGTGTCATCCATGAAAACTCCGCATTGATACCGCTCCAATCCTTGATAGACGGTTGGCGGCTGCCACATTTATAAGTAATGATGAAATCCATCATCTTGCCAATGGTATCTACCACGATTGTCTGATAGGCAGACAAATCCTCCTGCAAGACCTGTTGAACATCACTCCATGAAGTGACCTGTACAGTATCTATGTTTTCCAAATGCGCCATATTCATACGCTTAACGCCATTATCGAAATCCAATAATAACGGTTTCGGTGCGCTCAATGCCACTGTTGATTTTCCCATACCAGCCTGACCGTAAATCATCATCTTTACAGTGGTAGGAATTACTAATTCATTTGATTTTTTAATAAGACTCATAATCGTAAAATTTAAAGGGTTTATATTACTTTCATTCTATTCAAAAATCTGTTGATCGACTCCAAATTGTACCAAATCATTTTTCCATCTTTGGCAAATGAAACCTGGGCGTTATTCCTAAGTTTATCAAGGTAATCAACGCTACACCCCAAATAAGCCATCGCTTCATCCTTATTAAGCCAAAGTTTCTGTACGGATTCAACCTTTCCTCTTTTCATATCATATCTTTCAGAAATTCTATTTTCTCTTCTCTAATCCGTCTTGCCCTACGCATATCCGAATGGAAATCCTGATAAAACGTAATTGAAAACACACATAATAAACAACAGGCGATAACAGAACGGGCTATTGGTGGGAAATCCATAGTGAATTTCATGCCAGCCAGACGCTCATATAGCATGGTCGCCAGTTCTCTTCCATTTCTTACATGAAGAATCTCAAAAGCCTTCTGCAACTGGTTGTTTATCGTGCTCACAGCCCTGCATTTCAAATCGGCTATTTCCTTCTTCTCATACCCTTGTGCATACATTCGTGCCGTAATCTCGCATTCAGGTGTAAGTTCATTAAAAACTCTCTTCATAATCGTGCAAGTCAGCTGATTAATAATTGCGGATAACCTCAATATATCCGGCTTCCCTGTTAGTGTCCACCGAATACAAAGTTTGCTCCTTGTCTATTATCCGGTCAATCCTTGCCAGCCTGTTAAGATCAGCGGTACACCTGCGAAGCTGTCCGGCAAGCTTGTCGCTAAAGTCAAAGCTGATTCTGTCATTCTTCTTTTTCAGCTTTTTCTTGATTTCTGTTCTTTCTTTCAGTTCTTTTGCCATAAAAGTAAAATTTAATTAATGATTCGTGGATGGTAAGGGAATCGAACCCCTCTCAATCGTGCCAATTGTTTGCGCAACACGAAGCTCTAACCGATAAGCTAACCATCCGATTAAAAAAGGTGCACTATCCTCACGGACGGCACACCCAGTACAAACACAATATAAAACACGAATATCTAATCTATTATCATAACAATGCTTTTAACCGCGTTCTTGAAATGATCAAACTTCCGGTTCAAATCACTCCAAGATTTATACCATGTATTTTTCTCTTCAGCTAATTTCTCGTTAGCCTCTTCCAGTTCCTGCACACGCCTTACTAAATCTTCATGCGTCATGCCTCTTAATTCTTCCACTGTCATAATCGTATAAATTTAAAATGTCGTTAAAAAGGTAGGAGTCGAACCTACTTCTTGTAAGCTAAATGAATATATAAATTAGAATATAAGTTAATACCAACAATTAATCGCTTACACGCATTCCAACAATGCTACTTCATAAATTACCGCCCAGCTGGTTTACAAGGTGATTGTGCACTCATCCCCATGCGCCTTGTGCCGGATTATAGGACTACCTTTTAGCGGTCTGTTTTAAGTTCTCTATAAGTTATTCTCATGAGCGACACACACCCTACACATATAACACTCATTATAGTGATAGAGAATATTTTCATAGGACTGTAAGTAGTGATAGCCCCGTAAAGCATACCGGCAGCACATATACTAACCAATATAGATAAAATGAATTGGATTGTTTTCATAATCGTATAAATTTAAATAAGTACCTGTACCCTAATCGAATAGCAGAACCTTATTTCAGTTCAGTACAGGCTATATTGTCGAAAACAGTACGGACGCCTAACCCGTATGCTCACTGCTCAAAGACGATTCTTTGCGGTGTTTTCTATTAATTGTTAAACATTGCACAGCTCACAAGCCCCAACTTGCTTATGTGCGTTCGTTATCTTTGGTTGGCAAAAACGGCTTATGAATTACACCGTAATTGCTTTTACAGAATTTCAAAGAACTAATCAATAGTACCCTACCCGATTCTCGCTATCGGTTGCCGTTCAATCCGTCTGTAGGGCTGTCGTGCGTTGCATAATCGTGTATTATGCGTATCGGCTGATACCTTGTACCCGGCATAGAGCATCGTAGTCCATGCCATCATCTTCACAAGTTTCAAAACCTTTTAAGGCATCTTCCAAACTGTCTATCTCATCCGTTATCAACTGGATAGCTTCTTTTTTGCTATCAGCATTGAACATCAGGCAGACAGCCTCTTCATCATTGTTATGGGCAGCCTCTAAATCTTTATAAAGGCTATCCAACTGCTGGTTAATCGTGTAAGCATTCATATCCATATCTTTTATGCGATTGACATCAGATTAGCTTTTTTGAAGCATCTGAATTCTTGGCGTTCAGTATCATAGTAAGTCTGGACGGTATCATTCTTTTTTCTGTTGTCAGTACCAGTGATGGCAGGCATCAGCTTTTCATTTAGTGTACCGTATGCCTCACGAACGGAACCATCCACTTTTTTGAAGTAGAACTTCACTATCTTCTTTTTCATCTCACCTTTCAGTTTCAAATTAGCCCAAGCGACCTTCATTGCTTCGCTCATGGTGTAGCCATTACGCTTAACGAACTGCCAAGCAAGGCTCATTACTTCGTGTAAAAATTCTCTTGTTCTCATAATCGTGTATTTTAATATGTTTATACTATTTGAAATCTGAATTAATCTTCGTTTCTTTGTATCAGTTTAATTTGATAATGCAAATATACTATCAATTTTGATATGGCATATCATTTTTGATTATTATTTATGTTAATAATATCTAATTTGATTAATCTAAAATGATAACATTAAGACAAATAATTAGAAATCAAGGCGTTACAAATAAAGTAATAGCTGATGCGTTAGGCATAGAATCTACCAATATAGGTAGATATGATGATTTATCTAAAAGAAGACTATCAGAATTGATAATCATATCTAAAGCCTTGGATATGTCTCTAGGCGATCTTGTCCAACAGGCAATGGCTGATGAGATTGAACTAGGAGATGTTACGATTATCAATAAGCCTAAATATATAGAAAAGATAGATGAAGAAGGCATAATTAATCTATATGACATTGAGGCTGCCGCAAATTTGAAATCTCTTTTGGTGAACAAAGACCAAAACATACTAGGAAAGATAAGTATCCCCAACATACCGAAATGTGACGGTGCTGTATATGTCAAAGGAGATTCTATGTATCCTTTATTGAAATCGGGAGATATTATAGCTTATAAAGAAGTTCCCGTAGAAATCCAACACATTTTTTATGGGGAAATGTATTTGGTTTCAATAGATGTAGAAGGTGAAGAATATCTAACTGTAAAATACATAAATCAATCTGAAAAAGGAGGTGATTGGATTAAGTTGGTAAGTTACAATCAGCACCATCAACCCAAAGATTTTCCTTTGGCATCAGTTAAGGCACTAGCTTTAGTAAAACTAAGCATTAGGATGAATACGATGAAATAAACGCCATGAGTTTCAACCAATACACATGGGACCTATATAAACAGACCACAATCGGAATAGAGATGATAAAATACTTTTCCGATGCGGGAGGATATGTTTTATTCAAGGATTATTGTCCGTACGCTAATTTCATACCAGAAGATTTATATAACGATTGGTTGGAGAATATATATTGCTACGGTGTATCAGATTATGACCATCCCAGCTCATTGGAAGAAGCAAAAGATTTATACATTTCACTTATCACATTAGGCATAAGGGTAGAAGGGCAACAATGGCTTCCTGCTAACGACTTCAAGAATATGCTTGGGATTATCCAGCCGATGTCCTATGTCTTATCACAGTTCGCCCCAGAATATTTCTTCCCGTACCTGTTCCTTTGCCGAATATTCGAGCTGAATAAAATAGCGGATTTCTTTAACATAGACCTCCCCAATATTCCCAAAAGAACTGATTACAAAGGAAGGTGCATGTATTATTGGGAACTTTGCGAGGTGTTTTATTTGTTCAGAAAAGAAAATGGACTATCTCCAGCAGATCTATGGTCTTTCCTATACGACTTCGCACCCAATAATCTCCCAAGCGAGAAAATAGACATGCCCAAACCGTCACAAGTCTGGTTCATTGGCGGCAGGTTATACCAAGAAGATAAATCCTTAGAATCGAAATTCTGGCAGTCAAGCCCCGAAACAAAGAAAGGGGATATTCTTGTTCATTACGAAACGTCCCCAATCAGTGCAATCACTTGCATAGAGACATCGCTTACGGATGGCGTAATAGACCCTCTATTCCGATACTACGGGTGTATCTATATTGGGAATAGAATAAATATTCCTCACATTACTTTGAAAGAACTACAAACTGATGAATATTTTTTCAAACACCCACTTGTTAGAAAAAACTTTCAGGGAGTAAATGGTTGGTCGGTTAACAGTGAGAACTATTCAGAGTTACTTCGGATGATAAAAACAAAAGGATTTGATATAGAGGTTTTGCCAAAATTGTATGCCCCAACCTTGCCCAAAGACGTAATTATAGAGTACGAACATGATGTAGAACAGCAATTGCTGGAACCATTGCTTAACTCTATGGGATGGTATGAAAACAAAGACTTCATCCGGCAGTTACCAATCCAAGCAGGGAGAGGACATAGGATATTCCCAGATTATGCGTTACATTATGGCAATAAACCAAATGAGGAAAGGGCAAAAGTGTTGATTGAAGCCAAGCTGTGTATGAGGAATAACAAGGAAAGAGAAGAAGCATATTTGCAAGCGCGCTCATACGCCCGATTACTTAATTCTTCTGTGATTGTTTTATGTGATAAGGATTACCTGATTGTTTATGAGAAAAAAGACAGCTTCGACCGGGACAGATACAAGAAATACTGTTGGGGAGATTTTGAGAATCCAGATACTTTCAACGAATTAAAGAACAAACTAAATATTTGAAATTATGAAAAGAGGAATAATACTATTTTTTTCTTTTTTATTTTCTTGCTTGTTAAATGCTCAACTTTCCATTCAGCAAGATACTATAAGATATGTTATGGCAAATCTAAATTTGAGAGAGGCTCCTAATACAACCTCTGCTATTATTACTCAAATACCTAAAGGCACTCAAGTTACCATAGATGAAGACTGTGAATGTAAATGGATTCCGGTAAACTATAATGGATACATAGGATATGTTTCGACAAAATACCTTTCAAAAGAAAAAATTGAATGTACTACTACATACAATAACAGTACATCTATTAAATATTATACAAATTCAAAGGGAGAACGAGTACAATCTCCAACTTATTATAATTCCGCGCCTCCTGGAGCAACAACTTTATGTAGAGATGGAACATATAGTTTTAGCAAAAGCCGTAGAGGAACATGCTCACATCATGGTGGAGTTGCAAAATGGCTAAAATAACAAATTAGACACACAAGATTATGATTGACTTTCTAACCATCATACTCCTAATATTCGGAGTATTACAAATTATTCTCTTCTTCAAAGTATGGGGAATGACAAACGACATCAAAGATATAAGGAACAAGTATCTCAAAGACGAGGATGAGAAACAAAGAAAAAACACAGAGCATGACGCTATAACCCAAATAAGTGGCGGTTCTAAACCAACAATATAAGCCGGGCATCATTTCCCGGCTTTTTCTTTTCCAAACACATAGTCAATCACTCTCCTATTGGCATCGTCCACCTTCTTCTGATCGAATTTGATATAGATACTAGTAACATCAGAACCAATCTCATGTCCTAAACCGGCAGATATAGTTTCTTTAGGTATATCAAGTTCCGCAGCCAATGTAGCCCATGAATGGCGCGCCCAATATGTGGACAGATCCGGAAATAACGGTTGGCGAACCTTCTTTCCTCCCAGCCCTTTACGCTCGAATGGCCCTATATTCTTCAGTGCCTTGTTTATCCGACTGATAAAATCTTTGTAATTAGAATACTCGTCCAAAACATTCAAGAGATATTGCCTTCCCTTATATCGATCAATTATACCCTGCGCTTCCGGTTCTATCTTCACTGAATACAATTTTCCAGTTTTTCGACGATGATATTCAATCCGCCCGTTGACTATGTTCTCCTCTTTCAGCAGAAGCATATCCCCTATATTTATGCCGATCAAATAAAACGACAGCATAAATAAGTCCCTGTATCTCTCCTCAAATTCCTCGCATGGATAGGCTTTCAGTACTCTAATCTGCTCGATGGTGAGAGAACGCTTTCGGGTTTCTTCTTTCTTTATCTTGAATTTCCTAAATGGATATAATGTGGTTATCTCTTCATCAATGGCATAGTTGAAAACAGCACGAATATTCCGAATATGAATAGCATAGGCATTTATCTTCATTCCGCTTCCACTCATCCAATTCTCGAATGACACAAGCCATTTTCTGTCCATAGTATCGAATGTACAATTAGGGTCAAAAGCCAGCAGTTTGTTTCGGGTAGTTTCATAAACAATCTTTGTGCCGGCATTATTCTTCAATGAAACAAATTCATCCAAATAATCAATGAATGACTTTTCACTCTTTTTCCTGCCGCTAATAATTTCTTCCAAGTGAGATTTCAGCATCTTATCGGTTATCACTTTAAGCTTTCCCATAGAATGCATGACAAGAAGTTCATTCTCTACAGCGGCAAAGATATTGCGCAATGCTGCATTTTTATATTTATAATTTGGTTCTTTCTTATTATAGCAACTTCCATCCCATGCTTCAATGGCAGAATCAAACCCCGTAGAAAGCAATAATTTGCTTTCATGCTGGATACGTAACTTAATAGGGTATTTATTGTTAGCCTTTGCCCTTCTTGTGTCAAGATAGAAATTAACGGTAGCCAT